ATGTCTGGGGCGGGCTTGGGCGTGTTCTTTGCGGCAGGCTTTGCTGCTGCTTGCGGCTTCGTCATCCCGGTCATGGCCCGGTAGGTGTCGGCAGCGATGCGGATGATCTCAGACGGAGCCTTGTCGGCGTTCTGCTTGAGGCCGGACGCGAACGCAATCGCCTGCTTCAGGCCTTCGTGGTGCTCGCCAGCATTGAAAATGTCGTTGCCGGATTCAGCCAGGAAGTTTGTCGCCGCCTGATACCACGGATCGGACTGGACAGAGGCCTGCTCGACAGCAACTTCCGACTGTGACAGCGCGGCCTGAGCCGTGGCCAGTTTGCCTTCAATGGACTCGATGTCACGCAGCGCGCGCCGGTATTCAATCTCGTACTTGGCCTGATTGATTTCGCCGTTTTCCAACTGATCGCCCAGCGCAATCGCCTTTTCTTCGGCGGCCTTGAGCTCAGCCTCAATACCGGTGACGGCTTCGGCATGGCCGGTCAGGATGGCCGACAGTTCTTCTTCAGTTGGACCGTCAGCATCCTCGCTCCCGGCGTCGGCATTACCGTCATCAGCAGCCACTTCTGCGGCAGGCGTGTATTCCTCGCCTCGCTCGATGGCATCCATCAGCTTTTTGTATTCGGCGAGGCCTTCCTGCTCGGCTGGGGTGAAGTCGCCTTCCATCGTGGTATCTTCGGCCGCCTTGGTGGCTGTCTGATCCAGGACTTCGGGATTGTCGATTGCTTGATCTGTCATTGCATTGCTCCGGTCGGACTCAAAATGCGGTTGATGTTGCTTAGCAGGTCATCAACGATGCCTGCGAGGTTGGGGTTTGTGGATACCAGCCCGGCCGACGACATAGCATCTTGCAGGGCTTGCATCTTGTCGCGGGTGGCTTGTGCCGCCTGGGCGTCCGCACCTGCGTGTGCCTTGGCTGCGTCTGCCTCCAACTTGGAAATCTCGGCCAATATCTTGCGGTTGGTCATCTCGGCCTGACGTTGCTGCTCCTGTTGCTGCTGCTGCTCGCGCTGCTGGCGCTGTTCTGGCGGCTCGTCAGGATCCGGGGTGCCACTGACGCGGCGCATCTGGGCCAGAATCTCGGCCTTGTTGGGTAGGTCGGTCAGGTCAACCGCCATTTCCACCATGGCCATGCCCATCATCGGGTTGCCGGTGTGTTGTGCTACCTGCCCAGCCACCTGAAGCAATTGCTCAGCCAGTGCCGCGCGGACGGTGGTGCGGTAATCCTGCCGGTCCACGATAAAATCGGCCTTGTTGCTGGTGATGTCCGTCTCGGGATTGCCGTCGTTGACCGACACAAACTCAGGACGGCCGCGCTCACCGGTCACGCGGAACTGCATGGGCTCCGTCATGTACTGCTCGCACAGCGACAGCGCCAATTCGCCCTCCAACTGCATGGCCAGTGAATTGGACTCAAACAGGTTGGTGGTGATGATCGTGCCCTGCTCCTGACGCGCCTGAATGGCGATGCCGGATGTGGCGTTGGTGGGCAGGCCCAGGTTCTCGCCGGTAACGCCGGACACCTGCCGGATGTAGGCGGAGTCTTGCATCCCAAACTCGACATGCGAGGTAGCCAGTTGGACGTTATCCACAACCTCCAACTTTGACCCGCGCTTGACCTTGATGATCGAGTCCGGGCGCGAAACCTCCTCCTCCAACTCGTTCCAGTCGGCGACAGCATCATCATCAGCGATAACGCGGCGGGTGGAGAGCATGAATAGCGCCTTGTTGCGCCGTTTGTTCAGGTCGTCCTGCGGATCACGCATGGAGCGGATGACGCCGTAGGCAGCGCCGTCACGGTCGTCGATGAACGCGATGCGGGGCACATACGGGAACCGGTTGTGCTGGTATGGACTGAGACCGGAGTGCAGGATATGGTTGCGCGTGATGATGGCGACGTGCATTTGCGGGCGGATGCTGTCCACCGGCTCAACCATCCCCATCTGGACCGCCTGAACATGGCGGGGATCCTGCGGGTTGAATACAGCGCCGACCAGTGCGCCTTCGCCTCGCAGCACCTTGACGCGCGTCGTCTTGCGATACCAGACCTCCCACAGGCGCACAGCCATGCGGCCCTCGCCGTAGCGCATCCGGTTCAGGGACAGCGCGCCACTGGCGCCGACAGAATGACCAGTGACCATGTAGGCCTCGTTCTGGACTTCCTGCTCCAGGTCGTCGCGTTCCTGGCACTCAGCTTCGATCAGATCGCGCTTGTCAGGGAACCACGCCGTCGCCTCCTCCTTGTCCACGATCCGGGTGCGGATGACGTAGCGGGCGTCACTCATATCGCTGCGGCGGCTGGTGCTGTCGCGGATGATTTCGCGCCAATGGACATCCTCGATGCAGATGCGCCACTCGCCGGAGAACGGGTCCGGCCGGTAGGCGACCTCAGTCCAGCCGCAGCCGACCTTGACCATCTGCTCAAACGCAGCCGAACGCTTCCATTGGACGTTGTTGATGTCCTCGATGTAGCGGACCAGCTTGGTCTTGCGGATGGCGGGCTCTACGTCGTCCTCAGACCGCGGAGCGATGCGCCAGTTGAACCGTGAACGCTTCTCGGCGCCGGTAATCCACAGGATAGCGGGCTTGATTTCGTTGAATTGCAGGAATGACTGTCCGCGCTCCTCCAGCTCCGCGACCTCGCTCTCGCTCAGGCCCATGTACTGCCGGTCGTCGAAGTAGTCGGCATCCAGCGCCATCTGGGCGCGTGACTTCGCTTGCAGCCATGTTTCGCGGTCGATGATGCTGCGCAGCCAGCACAACAGGTCGTACTCGCCTTCCTTCTGCGTCGGCAATACCTGCCGGTTATCGCCCGGCGCGGGCTGCATTTCGTTCATCGCGCGTCCACCAGAGTTTTACCGTTGATTTTGATGACCAGCTCTTGAAGTTCGGCCTGCCGCATCATGCTGTCGTGTTCTGCCTGGCCGTCATCGGGCGGGAACGCCACCAACTCGTCCAGATGGTTCAGCAGGATGTCGCCGCACAGCCGAACATCGTGCTTGTTGGGAGATCCGTACATGGCCGTGGCAATGTCATGACACAACTGATAGAAATAAACACCCATACTTTCGCTTTCTGGTTCTTCCTCGTTCTCACGCACGCGCCACGCCTCGGAACGCGGGAAGTAGTAGGACTTGCCGAACCCGAACTGCCGCTTGCCGAACACCAGAAAGGCGTCCTTGTTGCCGTCCAGTGAGGCATTAACCAGAAACGCACGCAGATCAGCCTTGCCCTGCACTTCGCGGAAATTGGTCCCCAGCGTCAGGCCGGTTGCGGCAGCAGTCATTGCAGTTCCTCGATGCTGATTTCGTCGGGCTTGGCCTTCTGGATCACCAAGGCAGGCTTCAAGCCGATCTTGATCGTGATTTCAGGCGAGAACGGCATGGCGGCCAGCGCTGAGCAGCCGGAGAGCATCATCAGGATGACCAGGTAGCCGATGGCGTGGTATTTCATGGCGTCAGCCCTCCAGGAGCATCCAGTCTTCGGCCAGAATGTCGGTTTGGTTTGGAGCCCAGAATGACATGTGTCCGCAGTCGCGTAGGCAAATCCATTGAAATTCCGATGTCGAATCAGCAGGCAGCATCTCCATATCCCCCATGCCATTGGCGGAAAAAACTGTTGCTGATGCCGTTTCCATTTTTATCCATGCGTCCAGATCGACCCACCCGGCACGGCAGACGCGCTTTCCGCCTTTAAGCCCCTTCAGGGCATCGCCAAAACTCATGTTTTTCACGTTCTTCTCCAGTTCGCCGAACCCCGGCGCTTTTGCATGAAATTCTTCCCGGCGTCCTGTTTGGCGTCGGAGTGGGCGGTTTGCCCGAGTTGCCGCAATGCGTCGGCCGCTTCAGAGTGCCCACCGGTCTTGTCCGGTTCATCGCTCCAGCAGCCCATGCGGTCGTTCCATTTTTTTCGGTAGGCGCTGATATGCGCGAGGCCTGCCTTGCAGTGCGACTCGTCGATCACCAGCGTCGGGAATATGTCGCGTGTCTGCTGGATTCCCCAATTCACATCCTGAATCCGGTCCACCGTGGCGAACCGTTGGCCGGGCATCAACTCCTCCAGCATCTGCCGGGGGCTGATGTTGCGGTTCTGTCCCTGCCGGACATGATCGGCGTCATGCGGCAGGTTGTGCGTGCCGAACACCACGCCCAGCGATTGCAACCACTGCGCTGCATGGCTGTATGGCTCGCCCCAGGCCTCGTAGAAGCGGATCAGCCGGCTCTCCCCGCCAAGGCGCTGCACAACCCATATCGCGGTGCCGTCGCTGTTGCCGATGTCCCAGTAGGTGTTGCATGGCACGTTCGGCAGTAGCGGAAGCGTGGCCTTGATGCGCCCTTCCTTGCGCGCGGCCGTCAATTGCTTCGTGAAGTAGCAGCCCTCGGTGCTGACCTGGAATGCCTCCTCCGGGTAGCTTGGATACTCCTGCCACATCTTTTCGTCTTCGCCCGAGAACTCGCTGTCGCGTGTGGCGACATACCAGGCCTTCTGCCGGTCGGTCAGCGTCGTGCCGGTGACGCTCTCGACCTGGGCGAAATACTCGTCGTCCTGCTCCGTTAGCAGCACGTCATCCGGATCAATCTGGTAGCCGGGCTCCTGCCACCACGGGAAGAAGTGGAATCGGTAGTCTTTCACGGATAGCTTTTTCCCGGACTCAGCGGCCGCCATCGCGGCCTGCGTCAGCTTGTAGAACGAACCATCGCGCCCTTCCGCCGTTGATTCGATCACCAGCACACCGGTAGACGGAACGGCCGGGATTGAGCCGGTAATGACCTCCACAGCCTTGTCCGGGTACTTCGCGCAGATCTTGCCAAACTCGGATATATGCAGCCGGTGAATGGTCCCGGAGCGCATCGAGGTAGCGACGCGGATGCTGCTGTTGTTGTGACCGAATACCAGCGTTGAGGCGTTGTTGGCCTTCAGCGGCATCATCTGGCGCAATGCGTCGGGCAACTGGTCGTAGGCAAACTTCACTTTGTCCCGGAACAGGGATTCAGCGGCCTCGCGGTCCTGGGCGATGATCCCGCAGCGCACGTTCTCGCAGAACAGCGCGGTATCCAGCCACAGGATGCAGATCAGCGTGGAGAAACCGAGCTGCCGGGCCTTCAGGATGATGTTGCGGTGCCATAGGCGGCGGATGAACTTGCGCTGCGCCCGGTTGGGGCGGAACGGCATCACCAGCCCTTCCTTGTTCTTGTCCTTGTCCTTGTCCTTGTCGCCCTTGTCGCCCTTGATGATGATCTTGTACAGATACCCGCTGAATAGACGCCATTCCGGGTCTGCCAGACAACGGGCCATTTCCTCGTCCGTTGTCGGGATCAGCCAGTCGTCACCCTTATGCGTCGTCATCTGCGCTCAAGTCATCATGGACAATCGGCAGCGTGTTGCCCTGGATGGCCTTGGCGATGGCCTGCAATGCGTTATCTCCCGGTGTCGGCGCCGGAGTGATGTCGAACGCCTCGCGCTCCAGGTAGATCAGGTGCTTCAGGGTTTCGGCCAGCTTCTTCAGGCTGTCGATGCGCTGGGGTGTGGCGATGACCTTCTTGTACAGGTCGTTCAACTTGTCCACGCCCTTGTCATCGGGTGCGTGCATCAACTCGCCCAACTGGCCGAACAGGTCGGTATCGCCGGTCTGGGCCTCAAGTTCCTGCAACAGCCGCTCAACCAATTCACGCTGGCGGGAAATGCTCTTGCGGTGGCTCAGCTTGACGTTGACGATGGCTTGGGCAGAGGCCGCAATAATCTCTTTTTCGGAGGCATTGCTTTCGCTGCGTAATTCGCTGCGTAATTCTTCCTTGCGTAAAATCTTCTCGGCTTTTGCCGCTACCTTTGCCGCTATATTTCGCGGCCATTCGTTTTTTTTTGCCCTTGCCCGAATTGTGCCTTCGGTGACTCCGTGCTCCGCCGCAATCTCCCGCAGTGACTTGATCCCAGCGCAGTAATCCGCCTCCACTCGCTCCCAATCAACCGATGGCTTGCCGGTGGCCATGCGTCAGAACCCTATCCGCAGGCTGTACAGCTTCAGCGCCTTGCGCTTTTCCTTGCTCAGCGGCAGGCAGCGACTGACGTTGCCGCGGTGCGCGAATACCGACACCGCCATGCAGGCCGTCAGCAGTACCTGGGGCAGGGTCACGCACTTCTCTGCGCCCAGCAGGCAGAGCATGGCCTCGCCACCCGAGGCAAAGACCAAGACAGCGGCAAACGCGGAAATCAGTGGCTTGTGCTTGCTGGCGCCGCGCCGGTACGTCAGGAGGCGGAGGCAGATGGCCGCGCAGAGCAGGCCATTGATCAGGGCGAGAACGGAGATCGTCATTTGCGGCCATTCCGGAACAGGTCGATGAGGGATGAGAGCAGTTTTCCGGAGCGGGCGCGCTCGATCATGCCGTTGAGCAACAGGATGCAGGTCACGCCGTTGAGGATGGCTGCCACGACATGACTGGTCAGGCTCAGGAATTCAGCGGTCCAGTCTGCGCACAGATAGCTGATGGTGGTCCCGCAAAACAGGTAGGCGATGCGCATCAGCCAGTGGTATTCGATGGCGGACAGGACAAAGACGGCGGACCCGGCAAATGCTCCGAGCAGGACAGCAACGTCCACGGTTAATGTCACGGAGGCAATGGTGACGGACAGCAGGCCGGGGATGCCTGCTTTGGCTCCGGACGTTGCGGTTATCGACATGCGCGCGCTCATGGTCTTGGAATAAAAAGCGCCGGGCTAGAACAGAACCGGCGAAACCACAGGGTTAGCCGTGGCGAGGGTCTGAAACGAAAAAGCCCCGCACGATGGCGAGGCTTTTTGGTGAAATTGTGTTGCTGGCATAGTACGACCAGCATGTGGATAAATTAGTCGCATTGTTGCAATGCGTCAAGCAACTTCAGCCACTGATGCAGCGGCATGTCCCGGTGACTGGCGCTATCAACATCGGCCAGCCACTTGCGGACGGTGCGGCCATCGACTCCAAGCAAGCCGGCGGCTGCCTGCTGGGTCAGCCCTGCCGATGCGAGCAGGGCGCGGAGGTTGGCGGGCGTGTAGCCCGCTTCGGGAAAGTTCACCACCCACCAGGCAACAAGGTTTCGCTCACGTCGCCGGAGGCTATGTGGCAAGTTGCTATCCACGTTCCCTCCGAATCTTCAGCGTCATCTGAATCAACGAACGGAGCATAAACGTACTGCCCCTGAATCCAAGCCAGCCCAACATCTACAAACTTTCCTTTTTCGGCGAACCGGCGCTCAGCGCGCGCCATAGCCGCATCATCGCGGCTGAATTGAACGACGCTCATTATTCGTCCTCCTCGCCAAACTTCTCCTCCAGCGCCTTGGCGATGGCGGCCGCACCGCCCTCGACCATCTGATCCGCATCGCACAGGCCATCCAGGTATTCGGCGTACCGCAGGTAATCGCCGCCATGCTGCGCCAGTTCATCGCGGGTCGCGTATTCGACCCAATCGCCCGCGCTAAAAATGTTGACGCAATCCAGGTTTTCGCAGTCATGCTCAATCTGGTTCAGAGCCTCACGGGCGTCATCGGTGGCGGTTCCGACGCGATTGCTTCCGTCCCACTCGTCGTCCGAACCGGCATAGTAGCGGTCCAGCAGCGCGCGAAACTCGGTGCTCTCCATGTAATCGCGCAGGGCGTACCCTGCCGTGGTCGGACGCAGGCTGATGCGGCGGTCAACGCCGTGCCACACAGATGCCGGCATACCCCCTCCGATGTCGCCGCTGGAGTAAGCGAAAACATAGCCATTGGCATTGAGTTGCAGGTACGCCGGTTGCGGCTGGCACTGGCCGTCGTACTGGCAAAAAACGGGAGCCTTTCCGGCCGGGATGTCGATGCGAATTTCCATGATGTTTCCCTCGTTGACAGGTCGTTATTGCCTGCCTTCTGATTCTTATTCTAGGCCCATTGCGGGCCTAACGCAAGAGGGGAAGTGAATTATTTTACGCCGCCTCCGTCAGCCCCCTCTCCAGCAACTCCGGCGACAGAACCGCCTCGGCCCGTTGCTCCAGGTCATCCAGTTGCGCAGAAATACCCTTGCGCCAGCGATACAGCGTTGCCCGATGCTTTTCCCCGGTATCCATCAGCCTGGTCTTGATCCCGCGACGAAACGCCACGCAGGCCCACATCCAGACGCAAACCCGGCGGAACTTGACCGGAGCCGGACTGTCCAGCATATCCGCCAGCTCATTGATAGCTGCGGCCCGCTCCAGGTCGTCGGCCCCGTACTTGGCCACCAGCGCAAGAAACGTCATGCGGTCCGTCCGGCGCTTTATCAGCGAGCGCGTCATCGCATCCTGGGCCAGCCGCTCGATGGTTGTCAGCCGCTCCAGGGGATCTGGCTTGCTCGTCAGTTCCTCAGTAAACCCGGATCGGTAGTCCGTCTGCCAGGATGCCGGGCGGCAGGTGCTGATGCGGTCAACGCTCATAGCCTGGGCCACGGCCTGGTGCTCGTTGCGGTAGATTGCTGTCATGCTGTGCTGCCCTCTTGAATCACAAAGCCCATACCGATACCTCCACCGCCCCGCCCTTGACCCGTTCCAGGCTGTCACCCAGCAGCAGCAGCTTGATCTGGTTGTCGCTGGCAATGACCCCGGCGTGCGCCAGCGCGTCGAATGTCGCCTTGAGCGTGTTGTCGATGTCTCGCTCCCGGTTGTCCGGGAAGAAAATCTTGATTACCGCGCAGACAATCCCGCCGTACCTGTTGCCGCCGATCAGCGCCTTGACGGCCTCGATGTACGCCAGAGCCCTTTCGGACCGGCAGCGGCCACGGATGCGCTTGCCGTTTTTTACGTAGATGCGCGGCTCCCAGTAGTGATTGACGCTAGGCGGCAACGGCAGCAAAACGTCGCTGATCAGGGGATATTTGCAGGACTGCGTAACAGCCGTTTTAAGCGCGTCCGTCAGCGGGCCGGTACATCCGGGTTCATGGGCCGGTTTAGCCGCCCTCTTGGTACTTGCGCGCTCGTTTTTCGGAGCTTTTTTTGCGGAGATGCGGCTCTTGAGTGCGCGAAACTCCGATTCCGTCAGTTTCATGCCGCCATCCTCCCCGCTGCGTTGATCAGGATCAGCGCCCTGCCCTTAATCTCGTCCGCCCATTCCGGGGACTGGTGGCGGATGGTTTCCATCGTCGCCCGGCCTCCGGTGGCCACGCACTCAGCCTGGTAGTCCAGCCACAACTCGCGGCCGACCGCGCAATACCGGCCGGACATCGGGTGACAGCAGGTGACGCCACGGACGGAGGCGTGATTCAGCAGGGATTCATGGGCGGGGGTCATGCCACCTCCTCCAACGCATCCAGGATCAGTTGCAGCGTTTCCGCCCGCACGCTGGAAAACCACACCTTGTCGCCCAGATGCCGGATCAGCCTGCCGACATCGGCCTGCGCCGGGATAGCGGTGTCGTAAAACTCCACGCCGTCGCGCTTGAAAATCAGGTATGCGCCGTCGCGCTCAACTGTCACCATGATCCTGCACCCCCTTCGATGCCTCTGAATCGGAAACATCCGCCGTCAAATGTCGTGCGGACCACGCCGATTTCGCCGTTTCGGCTTTTCGTGATGATCAATTCAGCGATGCCCTTGTCCGTTGAGTCAGGATTATAAACCTCGTCACGGTAAGGCATTATCACCATGTCCGCATCCTGCTCAATTTCCCCAGAGTCGCGCAGGTCGGACATCATCGGCCGCTTGTTCGGGCGCATTTCGACGCGCTTTGAGAGTTGCGACAGCATCAGGAATGGGCAGTGATATTCCTTCGCCAGATCCTTCGCGGCGCCGGAGCAAGCCCCGATTTCCCGGTTGCGGTTGTCGCCGTATCCGGATGCGTGCATTTTTTGCAGGTAGTCGGCCATGACCATCATCACCCCACCGTATTCGCGTTTGATGCGACGCAGGAAGGCAGACATTTTTTCGGGTGTCAGCCCGCCTTTGTCGCAGATGATTAGGTTTGACTGGCCGATGACTTGCATTGCATGTGTGGCTTTTGCCCATTGGGTGTCATTCATTTGCCCGCGCTTGGTGGTCTGGTACGGAACGCCGGAAATGGACGCCACAAGCCGGTCCGTCAGTTGCGCCTGCGGCTGTTCCATGGAGAACACGACAATCGGCAGGCCGCCTTCGCGCATGTTGGTCTGGCAGAAGTTCATGGCAAGGGTTGTCTTGCCCATGCTCGGTCGCGCCGCGATGATGACGAGGTCGCCCGGCTGAAATCCGTCGGTCATTTCGTCCAGCTTGGCGATGCCGCTGGGGATGCCCGACAACTGCCCAGGCATCCGCTCCCCTGCTTTCTCGATACGCTCAGCCGCCTGCAAGGCCATTTCCCGGCCCGTAACGCACGGAAGTGCGTCTTGACCCGCCCCGCCGTCGATAATGCCTAGAATCGCCTTCTCTGCGGCTTGCAGCATGTGTTCCGTGTCTTTCCCGCCTTCCTGGATCATGTCCATGATGTTTTCGGCGGCGACCAGCAGGCTGCGCTGGATGGAATACTCGCGGATCCGGCCAGCGTAGGCCGTCGCGTTGACGGTGCTGGCCGGCGAGTTGCGCAGGATGTCGGATAGGTAGTCCTCGCCTCCGGCACGGTCCAGCAGGTTGTATGCCCGGAGAGAATCCAAAACCGTCAACGGATCCACCGGCTTGCCAGACTGGTACATCCGGCCGATGGTTTCAAAAATGGCCCTGTGGCGCGGCAAATAGAAATCATCCTTGGCCAGGACGTGCGATACCTCGTCCCACGCTTCGGACTCGATCATGATGCTGGCGATAACCGCTTGCTCGATCGAGATGCTGTAGGGTGGCTTCTTGCCTTCTTCGATGCTCATGCCAGCAACTCCCGAACTTTGCTCATGTACTTGCGGGCGTTCGCTGCCATTTCAGGGGTGCGTTCCGGCAGAACCGGAGGTTGGTATTCGCGGTAGGCGGGTGACTGGCTGATCGGAACGATGGAGGCGGTCTTTCCGGGTTGTTCGCGCTTGATCCAGTTGACCAGCAGGGACTCCCATTTGTTTTGCCGGTTAGTTGTCCCGTTGTGGTGGATCTGGAACTTCGCCAGAACTTCATCGGTGAATCGTTCGGCAGGAATACCAGCACGCATCAGGAGGGCCGGAAACTGGCCAGATGGTTTCCAGGTGACGCTCATTGTGACTGACTGGTTGGCGCGCTCATGTCGAGTGATGCGTTCGAGATATTCCTGGCTGTCAGCAGTAGCAGTTTTGGCGCCTGCGCCTGCTACTGATGGTTCTTTGATGGTTCTATTACGGTTAGTCGGCACGTCGTGCAGGTCTAGACCTGCACCAGATGCCGCAACCCCTGCACCAGATGCACCCCCTGCACCAGATGCACCCCCTGCACCACGTGCCGCATTAGATGGGGTAATGGTGTAGAGATTGCTCTTGTTGAAGCGCCGCTGAACCGACAAAAACCCCTCGGCCTCCAACCATTCAATAGCGTTCCTGATGGCTCGTTCGGACAGGCATGTGCGCTCAACCATGCGCGGCACGGACGGCCAACAAACACCATCATCATTGGCCTGATCAGCCAGAGAAATCAGTACCAGCTTTTGCGTCGATGACATGCCGGAAAGAGCCCAGCAGGCGGAGAGGATATGCGTACTCATGCTGCCGCCCTCCATTCCAACACCATCTTGATGCGACTGCCGATCCACCGCATAACAGGAACGGCCATTGAGTTGCCCAAGGCTTTGTAGCGGGGGCCGTCCGGACACTCGCTGGGTGGCTTGTTGCGCCATGGAATGGCGGTGTATCCGCGAGGAAAGCCCTGTAAAAATTCACATTCCTCTACGGTCAATCTTCTGACCTGCATACCTCCGTGTGCTGGTTGGCTTTGACCATGAGTGGGTCGCCCCACTTCTTGAACCGCTGATAGTGCTTCTCGCAGTAGCCCAGGCCCTTGTGCGGCCCACCACAGATCACGCACGAAACGGCTTGCTTGTGCTCCCGGCTGTGACAGCTCCGACAAATACGCTCCAAGTTCTCCAGCAAGTTGTTCAGGTGGCTCCCATCCTTGTGATGCACATCGCTCGCCCCCGGCTTCCCGCAACGATTGCAGCAGCCAGCCGGGACCATTTTCCGAGCGTGATAGTGCGCAGTGGACCACCCAACTTCTGGAGAATGCCGCTGGTCGAATGCCGACGCCATGCAGTGCCTGTCGCAGAATTTCCGGCGATTGAAGTGAATCAAGTATTCCAAGTCCCCATTTGGCAAACGCTTCCTCTCCAACTGCTTCCCGCAGTGCTCGCAAAATCTTTCCGGCGTGGGTTTCTTGTGTGCTGGCATAACTACCTCCGTGGCTGAAGCCTTCATTATACAGGGCTTCACACAGCACATGCGCCTTGTCGCCACCGCCACCGCTGGCGCGTAAACAATTCCCAACGTCATCGCCAAGCTCGGCAGTCGCACCGCCTTCACGGCCGCGCAGCGATACAGCAACAGCCACCGTCGCCTGCCCGCCACTCGACCCGCAGCCCATCGCGTGAGTGCTGCCGTCCGTGCTGGAGATCGGGTCTTGGGTGGGGTGAAAAACGATCGGGGCTTCGTGATTGCAGGTGATCGCAGGACTGCGATCACCTGCAATTTCCGCCCCGCCTTGGCCGTGGGCCATGCAGATCAAATGTCCGGCCTGTCCTTGATTGTCGTCTGCACCACACGTTCCAACGCCGTTTGCAGTAAGGGCGGCAACTGTCGGCCCCTTGCCTCGGCGCGGCGGAGTATCCCGGCGCAGGCTGTCGAACTCAAAAAGTACCTGCGCGG